GAGGTTCTTCAAAATAGAATTAATATTATGAGAGATATGGATGAATTTGTAGGAAAGTATTACTCAAACGAATGGGTAAGAAAGAATGTTCTGCATCAATCTGATAGCGACATTGAAGAAATTGATGGTCAAATACAAGACGAAGGCGAGGAAAATAGTGATGAAGATGATTTTCAAGACGATCAGGAATAATAAATAGGAGAAAAGAATGGCTGAAGCTGAAAGCGAAAAAAATGTTGATATTATGAAATATGCATTTAATGATCAACCAATTAAATTTAAGGCTGCATTTGGTGATAACATGAAGGACAGAATTAATGATGTCCTTACATCAAAAAGAGCAGAAATGACTCAAACCATTTACAACAAATGGGGAGAAGATGAGGTCGCAGATCTAGAAGATATCTCAGATGAAGATATTGAAGCAGAAATCGATCAAACAGAGGTTGATACTGATCCGCCAGAAGAAGTAGATAAACAAATCTACGACGATGAAGAAAATGCTGATGAAGAGCCTGAAGAACAATTAACACCTGAAGAGGAACAGGAGCTAGATAAAGATGAAGACGTATAAACAAATCATTGCTGAAGTCAACGAGCCTAAGTCCGGTGACGAGAAGCGTTTTAAAGATAAACACGTCGTCCAAAAGAACGAAGATCCAGCTGGTAACAAAGATGATGTCTTTAAAGGTTCTAAAGTAGAAAAAGACAAGACAAAAAAAGCTAGTTACAAGCCTGGTGAGGACGAGGAAGTACACGAAGAAAAAGAAGAAGAATCTGACACGACCGAGGGACGTCGTCCAAAGTCAAAGGACGGTGAAGAAGAGGAAGGTGGGGAGCATATAGCTATGCAATTGCGTAAAGCTATTACAATGCGCGGTCAAAAGAAAGTCAAATTTAATGATGGTAAAGAAGTAAAAGTTTCAGTAAGAGATGCAGATAAATTTTTTAATAAGTTTAACAAAACTCGAATGGCAGCAGATAAGTTAAAAATGACTAGAGATGCTGCTAAAAGTTATGATGCTTTCAAAAAGATCATTGATGAGGAGTTGACAGAAAGAGCACTAACTGATACTGAAATGAAAAGAAGAGAAGAAATAGCTAAAGATTTACCAGACAAAGAATTCAAAGATAGATACGGAGATGACTGGAAGTCAGTAAAAATGGCTACTGCCACTAAAATGGCAAAAAAGGAGTCGGCTGATGAAGTAAATGAATTGTCCAGAAAGACTTTAGGAAATTATATAAGTAAGGCATCAGATGCATCTAAGAACAGACGTCTTTCTGTTAAAAAAGTTGATAACAGACATACTGGAGTATCAAGAGCTGTAAAAAGACTTGATAAAATGGAAGAAGCTGTTGATGTTGCTAAGACTTTACAGAAGGCATCTAAAGCAAGTAAAGGTATTTCAGTAAAGTTTGATGATGGTTCAACAGAAAATATCGATAAAAATACAGCAAAACAATTACTCGATATTCATAAAAAGCTAAATACTACTAATAAGAAAAAGTTAGAAAAAAATCTATTTAAATCATCAGAAGATTTCATGAAGATGGTAGATTTTGCAATGAAGAGGGCTTAACATGATTATTAATTTAAAAGGAAATGAAGGTACTCTTAACAATGGAACCAATGGCAACACGTTCTTTGGATCCACTTGCATTAAAGTAAGTGTTACTGCAAATGCAGTTATAGCTATCTTCGATTCGGATAACACACAATTAGGAAACACAACTCTATACACATCCGGTGCCGCACCTGTAACATATTTTGTACAAAAGAATGCATCAGATAAAATTAAATTGGTGTCTGGAACAGCTCCAGCTACACCAGTAGGGTTTACTATTAGTTAGGAATTAATATGAAACTTATATCAGAGGTACTAGAAGAAGTCAAATATATTGCCGAGGAAAAAGATGACGGCAAGAAAGATTATTATATCGAAGGTGTTTTTATGCAAGGAGGCATTAAGAACAGAAACGGTAGAATGTATCCTGTTGAAGTTTTAGAAAAAGAAGTAAACAGATATAATAAGGAATACATCGAAAAGAATCGTGCTTTCGGTGAACTAGGTCATCCAGCAGGTCCAACTATTAATTTGGATCGAGTATCCCATATGGTGACAGAATTAAAAAAAGACGGAAAGAATTTTGTAGGTAGAGCAAAGATTATGGATACCCCGATGGGTGGTATTGTAAAGAATCTTATGAATGAAGGTGCTACCTTAGGAGTTTCTTCAAGAGGAATGGGTTCTCTGAAGTCTAGTCGTGATGGTGTACAACAAGTACAAAGTGATTTTTATCTAGCTACAGCAGCTGATATAGTTGCAGATCCTTCTGCTCCTGATGCTTTTGTAAATGGCATTATGGAAGGTACAGAATGGGTCTGGGACAATGGAATTCTTAAAGCTCAGCAAATTGAAGCTTATAAGGAAATGGTGGAGGAATCTGTGTCAAAGAAAGATCTCGAGAACGCTAAGTTAAAAGTGTTTGAAGATTTTATCAGAAAACTCTAAATTTATAAATAAAATAGTAAATAACTTACTCTAAAGGAGTTACAAATGTCTGAACAAGAGCTAAATCAAGAGGCTGAGCAGTTAGACGAGTTCAAAGCCGACCACGTAGATGTGGATGGTAAGGGTGCAGAAGTTGCAGAACCTACTGGTGCACCTAAGGCTGCTAAGCGTTCAGCTGATAAGGATCAAGGAGAGAAAACTCCTCCTAAAATGCCTGGTACAAGACTTGGTATGATTAATGCCATGATGAATCAAATGGCAGGCATGAAAAAACAGGATCTTCAGTCTATGATGGATAAGATGAACAAAACGAACATCAGTTCCATGAAGACGGAAGATGTAAGTGTTGTCAACGCTGACGACATGAAAGAAATTTTTGGAGACGAAGAACTTTCCGAAGAATTTAAAGAAAAGACTGCAACTTTATTTGAAGCTGCGGTTGGTGCAAAAGTAGAACAAGAAAAGGTACGCATCCAAGAGGAAATGGAAGAGCAGTATGAGAAAGATATTGCAGAAGCCAAAACCGAATTAGATGCTAAAGCAGATCAGTATCTTTCCTACGTTGCAGAAGAATGGATGAAAGAAAATCAGGTTGCTATTGAATCTGGTATTCGGACTGAAATTGCAGAGTCATTTATTGATGGCTTAAAAACCTTATTCAACGAACATTACATTGACATTCCAGATGCGAAAGTTGATGTAGTTGATGATCTTAATAAGAAAACAGAAGATCTGGAAGCAAAATTAGAAGAACAAATGGTTAGTAACATGGAAATGTCTAAAGAGCTTTCAGAGATGAAGAAAATTCAAGCTATTGCTGAGATGAGCGATAGCCTGACACTTGCCCAGAAAGAGAAATTAACAGCTCTTGCTTCTGGCATTTCTTATGATGACCTAGATGAGTTTACAACTAAGCTAGGTGTTGTGAAAGAAAACTACTTCCCTTCCCAGAAACAGGAAGAAGTTTCATATGATGAGGAAATTGCTACGGACGATGAGAATACTGTAACACAAGATCCTACAGTGTCTCGTTATATGGACGCTATTTCAAGAACTATTAAAAAATAAATATAATAAATTGCATAAATAAGGAGATTCTCTAATGCAAAGTTTAAATGAACAAATCACTAAAAAGTGGCAGCCAGTTCTTGAGCATCCTGATCTTCCTGGAATCGGGGATACTCACAAGAGAGCTGTTACTGCTCAACTTTTAGAAAATACGGAGCGTGCTCTTGCGGAAGCTAGAGGCTGGAATCCTAGCCAAGGTTTATTAGCGGAAAACGCACCTACTAACGCAATGGGTGCTTCCAGCTCCACAGCTGGTGACGGTAACGTAGATATCTACGATCCCGTACTTATTTCGTTAGTCAGAAGAGCTATGCCAAACTTGGTAGCGTATGATGTTTGTGGCGTGCAGCCAATGACAGGTCCGACAGGACTTATCTTTGCAATGCGTGCTCGTTATACCAACCAGACTGGCACTGAGGCCTTCTACAACGAAGCTAATACTTCCCACGCTGTCAACAAGACTGCAGGTGATGGTATTGGTGATCCAGACGTTCTTGGTCAAGGCCATTCAGGAACTGGCCCAAGTGCTGACCAGAATCTTGGTATGGAGCATGCAAATGCCTATAACTTCGAAGAAGGTATGACTACTTCGGATGCTGAAACAGTTGGTGGTAATACTACATTTACTATCCCAGAGATGGCTTTCTCAATTGAGAAGGTAGCTGTTACTGCAAGATCCAGAGCACTCAAAGCTGAGTACTCAATGGAATTAGCACAAGACCTTAAGGCTATCCACGGTCTTGATGCAGAGACAGAACTTTCTAACATTCTGTCCTCTGAAATTCTTGCAGAGATCAACAGAGAAGTCGTTAGAACAATCAACGTAACTGCAATGAAGGGTGCTAACACAGACACTACTACTGCAGGTACTTTTGACCTTGATACCGATTCTAACGGTAGATGGTCAGTTGAGAAGTTCAAAGGTCTGATGTTCCAGCTCGAGAGAGAAGGTAACCAGATTGCAAAAGATACACGTAGAGGAAAAGGTAACATTGTTCTTTGTTCTTCTGATGTGGCTTCTGCACTTCAAATGGCAGGTGTACTTGATTACGCTCCTGCAATCAACTCAGCAGGTCTAAATCCTGATGATACAGGTAACACTTTTGCTGGTGTTCTTAATGGTAGATATAGAGTTTATATCGATCCTTATACAACTACTAACTATATGACAGTAGGTTATAAAGGTACTTCTGCATTTGATGCAGGTGTGTTCTACTGCCCATATGTACCACTTCAGATGGTAAGAGCAGTTGGTGAGAACAGCTTCCAGCCTAGAATTGGTTTCAAGACTCGTTACGGAATGCAGTCTAACCCATTCGCAGGTGGTACTGATGCATCAGTTGGTGGCATCGGCGCTGTTAATAATAACAGATATTACAGAAGAGTTATTGTTAATAACATCATGTAATACACGAGTTAAAAACTTTATAAATACTGGGGCAGCATTAGCTGCCCCTTTTTTTATTGGAGAAGTAAATGAGTGTAGTAGTTAATCAACCTTCCAATCCAAACTTTCTAAGTCAAGTTGGTTTTAAGTTTACAATTAAAAAATTACCTAATACAAATTATTTTGTACAAGGAATTAACTTACCAGGTATCAATTTAGGAGAGACTCAAGAAGATTCTCCTTTTGTCAGAATACCTGTGCCTGGTGATCACTTATCATTTAATGAACTTCAATTATCTTTCAGAGTTGATGAAGATATGAGGAATTATTTGGAATTGCACGATTGGCTAAGAGGATTAGGTTTCCCAGAAAACTTTCAACAATACAAAACACTTAACGATCAAACATTTAATGAATTTGGTTCAGGCGAAGGACTATTTTCAGATGCTTCTTTAATGATTCTTAACAGTGCTATGAATCCTAATATAGAGATCACATTTGAGGATGCATATGTGTCATCATTGTCTGATTTAGATTTTACATATGCAGCTACTGATATTGATTATGTTGTTTGCACTGCTACATTTAGATATAAAATTTACAAAATAAACCGCTTGTAATTTGTTGCAAGATAAGTTATAATATATAAAATTCGATAGGTGATGCATGAAACTTGAAACAATTTACGAACACTGGAGTTCTGATAGCAAGATAGATCGTACAGAACTTGCAAGCGAGTCTATCAAAATCCCTCAACTACATGCTAAATATTTTAAGTTTTATTCTGAGGAACGCCTTAGACTAAAACAATATGAAAGCGAATATAAAATATTGTACAAACAAAAGTTTGAATATTATATGGGGACTATGGATGAAAGTGAACAAAAAGAACTTGGATGGGAACCTCAATTACTGAAGATTTTGAGAACAGATCTTCCTACTTACATTGATGCTGATCAAGATATTATCAATTTGAATTTGAAGATATCAATGCAAAAGGAAAAGATAGATGTGTTAGATAATATTATTAGAACTATCAATAATAGAGGGTTCCAAATTAAAAATGTTATAGATTGGGAGAAGTTTAAAACTGGTCAATAATGGATACAATAAAGTTACAAAAACTTAATGATGTACATATAAGAGTGAATTGTGAATCCTACATATCTCAAGAGTTAAGTGACCATCTTACATTTGAAGTTCCTGGTGCTAGATTTATGCCTGCTGTGAGGAACAAATATTGGGATGGTAAAATACGACTGTTTAATCAAATGACAAAAACAGTTTATGCAGGATTAGAGTTTTACTTACAAAGATTTGCTAATGAGAGAGGATATAAGGTTGAGTATGAATATGACAACTCACTTGATTCTTTTTCATTACATGAAGCTGCAGAGTTTATAGAGGAACTTAAACTACCATTTAAGCCTAGAGATTATCAAATAGAAGCATTTGTTCATGCTATGAGATATAGAAGAACATTGTTATTGTCTCCAACCGCTTCAGGTAAATCATTAATAATTTATTTGATATCAAAGATGATGGAACGTGTGCTGTTAGTTGTTCCTACTACTTCTTTGGTTCATCAAATGAAGTCTGATTTTGCAGAGTACGGAAGTAAGGATACTCAGATAATAATGGCAGGCAAAGACAAAGATATCTTTGCTCATACTACAATATCTACTTGGCAATCGATATATAAGATGCCAAGAGATTGGTTTGATCAATTTGATTGTGTGATTGGAGATGAAGCTCATCTCTTTAAATCTAAATCACTATCTACTCTAATGGAAAAGTTGGTCAATTGTAAATATAGAATAGGAACTACAGGTACATTAGATAACACTCAAACACATAAATTAGTTCTTGAGGGTTTGTTTGGTCCTGTTAAGAAAGTTATTTCTACAAAAGAATTGATAGACTCAAATCATCTTGCTAACTTTAAGATTAAGTGTATACTACTAAATTATCCTGACGAGTTGAAAAAAATACATAGTAAGGCCATATATCAAGATGAGATTGATTTCTTAGTAAGTAATGTAAAGCGTAATACATTTATAAAGAACTTAACTTTATCATTAGAAGGTAATACATTATTATTGTTTCAATATGTTGAAAAGCATGGCAAATTGTTGTATAATGATATAAGATCCGAACTTACAGGACGCAAAGTATTTTTTGTTTATGGAGGAACTGATAGTGAACTGAGAGATCAAATTAGAGGAATTGTTGAAGAGGAGAATGATGCTGTTATCGTAGCATCTTTTGGTACATTTAGTACAGGTATTAATATTAGAAATTTACATAACATTATTTTTGCTTCCCCTTCTAAATCTCGTATTAGAAATCTTCAATCGATAGGTAGAGGATTACGTAAAGGAGATAACAAGGAAATAGCAACGCTATATGATATAGCAGACGATTTGAAATGGAAAAGAAAATATAACCACACATTGAAACATTTTGCTGTTAGATTAAAAACATATGATGAAGAACAGTTTCAATACAAAATTTATAAGGTAAAACTATGAATCACTTTTTATTTAAACTCTACAATGGCGACGAGATTATTGGTAGACTCAAAAGTGAAGATGATGGTAAGTATTGCGTAGAAGATATTATGCAATGTAAGGTACGGTATTCAGCTGCTGGAGCAATGATGCTGATGCATCACTGGATGCCTTTTGCAGAAGAAAAAATTATTAATATAGAGAAGAACAAAGTAGTAGCAATTAGTAAACCTACTAATAAGATTATAGAATATTATGAAGAAAACGTAGACAAATACAACGAATATGAAAATGGTGATGAAGGTGATAGTTTAGATGATGTTATGGAAGCAATGCTAGAGAAGAGCATCTCTAATACCAGTATTCATTAATGATAACAATCATATTATACACTGTTTATTAAAAAAGTCAAGAGGATTATATGCCACATTATGTAAACAACAAACAATTTTATGCAGTACTAGTAGAGTATCAACAAAAGCGCAAGGAAGCAATTGATCAAAGGAAGAATCAAGAACCTAGAGTGCCTGAGTACATTGGCCAATGTTTATTTCAAATAGCCAATAGGCTATCAACAAAACCAAACTTTGTCAACTATACATATCGAGATGAAATGATATCTGATGGTATAGAGAATGCTATAATGGTACTTAATAATTTTAACCCAGAAAAAAGTAAAAATCCATTTGCCTATTTTACTCAAATCATATATTATGCCTTTATAAGAAGAATTCAAAAGGAAAAGAAACAAACATATATTAAACACAAATCATTGGAAAACTTTGCTGTCAATGAAGCATTATATGAAACACAAGATGGAGACAACTTAGTGTATAATACCAATCCTGATTTAGACAACGAATATATGGCAGACTTTGTAAAAACATTTGAAGACAACTTGAAAAAGAAGAGAGAAAAACAAGATGAGTATCAATCATGAAGTGCTTATTCCTGAAGCATTAAAATACTTGGTAGACAATATTACAAATAAGAATAACTCAAAAGGAGCTCGTGAATCATATTATGTTCGTCTGAGACACGTAAGAGATTATATTGATGCAGTGTTATCCAGATACGACAATGAGGTTGGACGATTAAATTATAAGAAGAGAAATTAATGAAAATAGCTTTGATAACTGATACACACTTTGGTGCTAGAAATGATAATCCTGCATTTGCAAAGTACTTTAAGAAATTTTATGAGGAGATCTTTTTTCCACATATTGATAAAAAAAATATTAAAACCGTAATCCATTTAGGTGATACGGTAGATAGGCGTAAGTTTATTAATTATGTTACTGCAAGAAATCTTAAAAAGACTTTTATGGAACCACTGAAGCAGCGTGGTATAGATACTACGTTTCTTATAGGTAACCATGATACGTATTACAAGAATACTAACGAAGTTAATGCTCTTGTTGAATTGTACGAAACATACAATAATGATTTTGATATAGTTTGGGAGCCAAAAGAAAAAACGTTTGACGGTCTTCCAATTATGTTGCTGCCATGGATTTGTTCAGACAATTATGATCAATGCATGAAAGCTATTAGTGATACAAGGTCACAAGTATTGTTTGGTCATTTGGAATTGAAAGGATATCAAATGCAAAGAGGCATTGTATCTGATCATGGACAAGATAGCAATATCTTTAGTAAGTTTGACATTGTATGTTCTGGTCATTACCATCATAAATCCAGTCATGGCAATATTAATTATCTTGGAAGTCCATACGAAATCTTTTGGTCTGACTATGATGATCCTAAAGGATTTCATATCTTTGATACCGAAACAAGAGAGCTTGAATTTATATGGAATCCATATAGCATATTCTACAAACTAAAATATGATGACTTAGATAAGACAATGGATGAAGTCATTGCTATGGATTTAGAGCCATATAGAAATGCTTATGTAAAAGTTATCGTATCAAATAAGACTAATCCGTATTGGTTTGATTTGTTAATGGATAAGTTGGAGAAAGTCAACCCTGTTGATATTCAGGTAGTTGAGGATCATTTCAATTTGGATTTAGAGGAAGACACAGACATTGTAGATCAAGCACAAGATACAATAACTATTCTGAGAAACTATGTCGATAGTCTTAAAACCAACGTAGACAAAAAAAGGCTTGACTCTTTAATGAGAGAGTTGTATAATGAGGCATTAACTATCGCCTGAGGAGTGTCATGATAGTATTTAAGAAAATTAGATGGATGAATTTTCTATCAACAGGCAATGCGTGGACAGAAGTCGATCTTCATAGAAACAAGTCAACGTTGATAGTAGGTGATAATGGAGCAGGTAAATCTACTGTACTTGATGCTCTGAGTTTTGTGTTGTATGGTAAGCCATTTAGAAAGATTTCAAAGAACCAACTTCTCAACAGTATTAACAAAAAGAAACTGTGTGTAGAGGTCGAGTTTCAAATTAACACAAATCAATATAGAATCATTAGAGGTATCAAACCTAACTTACTTGAAGTATATCAGAATGGTACTATGTTGAATCAAGATGCAGCTGTTCGTGACTATCAAGAGGCTCTCGAAAAGCAAATTTTAAAATTAAATCACAAATCGTTTTGTCAGGTGGTAGTGTTGGGTAGCGCGACCTTCACTCCATTCATGCAACTACCTGCAACTCATCGTAGAGAAGTTATAGAAGATCTCCTCGACATCCAAATCTTCTCTACGATGAACGCGTTGCTTAAAGAGAGAACACAAACTAACAGAGATGAATTATATAATGCTGAGTATCAATTTGATCTTACAGAAGAAAAGATCAAGATGCAAAACAAGCATACAGACACCCTTTTGTTAGGTGTAGAAGAAAACATAGCTAAGAAAAATAAGCAGATAGAGGAAACGAAGAAAAGAATTATTGATATCAAATCTTCAATTGGTAAACTAGTTGATAACATTAAAACCCTACAAACCAGTATTGAAGACAAAGATAAAACTGAATCTAAGATAAGCAAGATTAATTCATTAGAAGGTCAACTAGAAGATAAAATAAGAAAGATTAAAAAAGAAATCAAGTTCTTTGAAGAGTATGATAATTGTCCCACTTGTCAACAAGA